GGCCGACACCGGGGCGACTCCGCCGTCGGATGTCAGTTTGCCAAACGTGAACGCCGTCGCGACGGCCAAAGACAACCGCTTTCTCTCGACATTCGCGCCAACCAGATTCTCGCTCTGCATGATTCTCTCCTTTGTGGCCTTGGGCCACGCTTAACCGTGATACTCCATCGACACCTTGACGACCAGCCAGGCCACAGCGCCAGAGGTCGGATTCTGCTTCAGTGCGCAGTTGGCGTATCCCTTGGTCGGGTCCGTCCAGTTCGCGTCGTCACGCGCTCCTTTACTTGGTGCCCACTTGCCGAGACCCTATCGTGTCAATCGGATAGTGGAAGTCGATTTCCAACAGCATCGGCAGATTGCCGGAGCCGCTCCCGGTCCACGTATCGTCGGTGCCGGTGTCCGTCCGCAGGATGTTGCAGATCAGCATGGAGCTGATGCCCTTCCCGCTCCCGGTTATCGTCGCTTCCGGCGTCATATTGTGCTCGCCGTTCACCCCGTTCGCCGCGTCTGACAGGTCCGCCGTCGCCATGGCTCCAAAGGCCCCGGCGATGTTTGCCCACGCGTATTGCACCTTCCAGCCAACCGTGTTGCCGCTCTCCGTGACTCCCCGGCCGCCGGGCGTCCAATGAACGTGAACCTTGATATCCTCTCCGGCCTTGTACCCGTGCGGCAGTTGCACGGTGAAACTGGCGATGTCGTTCTTGTCGAACTCCCATAGGTAGGTGTCCGGGTTCGATCCGCCGCCGGGCCGGTAGGTCACGATGGATGGGTCGGCGACGCCGGGGCGGTCAAAGCTGCCGGGCGTGACTCGCAGATCGTCCCACACTACCTGAGTCAGACGGATCGTCTTGTTGGCCGGGCAGTCGGCGACGATGTCGCCGGCGCTCGGGGTGATTTTGGCGTCCGTCTCGTCGTGGGCAATCGTTACGTTCTTTGCCTCGCTCGCCGACAGCACCTCCAGCGCCTTGACGACATGATCGGCGTTCCAGTTGGCCTTGCCGACCAGCGGATTGCCGTTCTTGACATACAAGTGAGTCACGCTCATGAGAAGACCTCCGGGTCAAAGACTTCCGGATCAAACACCGCACCATAGTCCATGCCGATGTGCACGACCAGCCATGCCACCGCCCCGGATGTCGGGTTTGGCTTCAGTGCACAGTTGGCGTACCCCTTGGTCGGGTCCGTCCAGTTTGTGTCGTCCAACGTCTCGTCGTCGGTGAACCGCAGTTGTACCCGCGTGTTGCCGCTCTGATTTACGTCCGACGGGTCCACGTCGGCTTTCCACACGTCCGTACCGTAGCCCATGCTTGGGCTACCAAACCCCGTGATGTCCGCCGCCGCCGTGGTGTTCATGCTCCGGCACCCGACGAGCGACCCGACCGGGCCGACCTCAATGTCGAAGTTCACCGTCTTCGACGTGTACCCGGTTCCGCTCAACGTCTCGAACGTCTGCACAAGCACCCAGGCGTCTTCGATGGTCAGCCCGCTCAGAAACGACGTGTCCACGTCCTGATAGACTTCCTTGACCGTCTGAACGCCACAGGTGTACGTCGTCATCGGGTCTGCGTCGGCGTAGCGACCGAACCACAGATCGGCCGGTGGAGCAAAAGCCCCCCCGCCGGCGTTCTCCAGGGCAAACGCGGCTGTGCGAGCTGCCGCAAATGTGCCCTTCAAGTTGCTGTAGCCCGCGCTCGTCGCCCCCACGCCGGCCAGGTCCAGCACGTCTACCTTGAGCGCAATGAGCAGATTCAACACGCTCCGCTGCTCGTTCCACTGCCCAGCGTCCAGTGTGTCCGCCTCGTCCACCGTGAAATCCGTTTCGGCCCCTCCAGCTAGCGCCCGCTCGAAGACGTTCTTCTTGCCCGTCGCGGTCGCCCCGGTGACGAACGTCAGGAAGTTGTTGGCCTCAGTGTCGGCCCAGGACCGCGTTTCTGCGCCCGGCGAGTCGCCGACCAGCGCCTTGACGGCATCCTGGTATTCCTTGATGAGCCCAATGGGCGTGTCGGCCGTCATTGCCGTGGGCAGGGTAATCGCCCAAGCCAGTCCATCGCGCTCGGCCATGGCCGCCCGCAACTCGGTCCACCATGCGACCTCTATGGTGTCGTGTTCGTCGCAGGGAAGTTGGGTCCATCCGGCCATCAGGAACTCGCTTTCGGGTACAGACGCTCGGAGTAGTACGATCTGTCCCCGGCCAATACTCCGTCTCCACGGTCACGCACGCCGACCACGCTGCCACTGCTCAGATTCGGCCTGTGCTGCAAGTCCGTACTCAGGAAGAAGTAGACATCAGTGTCTGCCGCTCCAGTCACTTCAGTTGCCCCGGCGTAGTCCGTGACCTCGTGGCAATCCGTGACTACGTTGCTCCACCCGGCGACCCACTCGTCTACGGCGGGAATCACGCTGTCCGCCTGAACCTTGAACCAGCGGATTGCCGGGCCGCTGTTTTCTTCGGCCTCTTCCGGTTCGGCCGTCGCCAGGCTAGCAAAGCCCGACCCGACCATGCCTTGCATCCCAGGCCCAAGCGACAGTTCCATCGTGCCGGACCCCGTTGCGTCTTCCATCTCCATCGGCAACAGGCCTTGCACGTCGCCCAGCAACTTCACCAAGTCAATCAGCACGGCCTCGCACTGCCGCAACCGATCAGCCGTGTCGCCCACGCCAACCATTGACGTGCTGGGCAAGAGTGCCTGCTGTGCCCTTGATACCGCTGCCTGAAGATCGGTCGTGTCACTCACCTGATCCACCCCGCGATGGTCGAAAACGCCGCCGTGTTGAACCACTGGCGGGTTTCCGTCGTAGCCCAGTCGGGTATCCAGTCCACGCGGCCGTTTGTCACGGTCTTCTCTTCGCGTACCACTGTCACGGCCGCGTCCCAGGTCGTGCCCCACTCGGCCGGCACCTTGGCCAGATGAACGCGTACCCGTGAGCGGCCAAAGGCCATCGGCTGCGTATCCGCCTTGTAGGCCCACAGCTTGCCCGCCGTTCCTCCGCTTACCTTGGAACTCACGTCGTCGGAGTTGACTTTGCCCAGCACGGCTTCTATGGCGGTGATGGCCGTGGCTGGAGTCAAATCGACCACGGGGGCCAACGATGACAGCGGTTTCGGGGCCACGCTAACGGCCGCCAGTTCCACGTCAAAGTGGTAGGCCGGCACGATGATCTGCCGCGTCTTCGGGCCGACGGCCACGCGCCACCGATAGACGACTCCGCCGGACACGAACGGACGCTCCAACGTCTTGGCCGTCGGAGTGGCCTTGTCTTTCAGCGGAGCGTCAGCCCAGTTGAGCCACGACGGATACAGGTATCCCAACGTGGTTGCCCCGGTTCCCAGTTGCGGAATGGTGTAGATTGCCGTAACCATGTGCAACCCAAGCTCGGCGTCCTCGTCAATTTCGATCCGCGTCAACACGCGGCCATAGACGACTCCGCTGTCGGTCGAGGCCCAGGGCTGCCCGTATCGCAGGTGATACCCGGCCTCGGTATCTGGGGTGGTGCTGTCCGTGACGTAGTACTCGTACCCGGCGAATTGCCGAGATGCCATGTCAAAGCCGCTGCGCCGTGTCCCGAACTGGCTCCACATCGTCAAGCCTTCCTGATTCGCACGTCGATCAAGAGATTCGCCCCGTCCCAACTGCTGTTCCGCGTGATCTCCACCTTCACGACATCGGCTGCCGCCAGGTCATCGTTGCTCGTATTGATCGTTCCGGCGTACCAAGTTCCGTTGGTATCCGCGTTGGCCACGGTCACGGCCGACGACAGCACATTCACCGTTGTCACGCCGCGCGTTCTCGTCACCTGCACTGTCGCACTGCCGGTCGTTCCGTTGTCCGCCGCCTTGACGTTCACGGCCTCGATGACCTGCGCGGCCGCCGCCGTGTAAATCGTCACACTGGCTGTCGCCGGGCTGACTTGCAGCGTGGCAATGCTCTCGTTGATCGGCACTGGCTGCTTGAAGAGCATGCGCACCAAGCACTGTTTGCCCTGCCCCTGTGGTATGGCTGCCGCCGATTCAAGTCTCGGATTGAACTGCCCCGCCGCCACACTGGTTGCCATGGTCGTACCGCGAGCCGGCAGATTGGTTTCCCACACGTCGCTGTTGCTCGTAAACCACCGTTCGTAGATTTTCCACAGCCGGTCGCCAGACCGATAGGCGTTGGCCCGCTCGGGCATGTGCAACAGGCCGATACTGGAAAAGTCCTTGACCACGGGGTCAGACATTGTGGTACCTCACTCTGCGGGTGGGCGAGTCGCGGAACGGCATGAGCATCGACAGTTCGCGGTCCAACTCCGTCCGCGCCTGTATGGCCTTGCTGCTCTCCGCCTGCAACTGTGCCGTCAGGTAGGCGATGATGGTCGCCCACACCACGGCCTCGAAGAACTCTTCGCCAAACAGGATCGCCAGCGGTGTTACCCCGCTGTACGCCGGCTGCGGATGTCGCTGCCAGTACCAGGCCGTCAAGGTATAGGCCGCGTTGGATTTCGGACTCAGATGAATGGTGTTCCCCCGGCGCTCATAGTATCGCGGGGTGCCTTGCGAACCGTACAGAGCGGCTTCGCGGCACTCGTCGAACGTCACCGGGTCCAGTATGCTCCACAGGGTTCCCGTCGCGTCGGCCACTTCCAGGCTGTGCAATGCCAAAATGTCGCCCGTCAGCGTAACCGACGTGTTCGCCTGAACGATGCTGGCCGTTTCGGTTGTCCACAGGTCGGACCACGGCCCAACGTTGGTGATCTTCGAGAGGGCGGCCAACAGGTACGTATGCACCGTCTCGGCCGTCAAGGACGTGCCAAGTCTCGCGTTGACCGCAGCCACTACGGTAGTTGGCGTCATGCTATGCCCTCACAAGGATGAGGCTCGGGCGACGGGTGGAAAGGGAAAGGACCCGCCGCCCGGCCTCAGATGATTCATCAGTCGCTGACAACCTGCGTATCGACCACGATGACGCCGCGGTCAACGCTGTTAAACCGAGTCTTGGACATCGCCGTGTGGCCGCGCAGGCAGATGCCCCAGCGCTCCTTGTAGTCGTGGCCGGCATCGTCGTCGTAGATCATGCCGATCTGTCCGAAGGCGACCGACAGTGCCCCGGCGCCAAGGAACAGTCCACGGTCGATGCGGACATTCGGCTCCAGGTAATCCAGGGCGTCGAACTGGCTGCCGTCGTCCGATGCGGTCGCCAGGTAGAACGCCGTACCGCCGGCCGCCGTGGCGCTGGTCGTGTCGGTCACAACGCAGACCGTATCGCTGGTGCGAGAAAGCACCTTAAACTTGCCGACGCCGGAAATCACGATGTACACCCCGGCCGTGATGTTGGCGGTTGACAGGTTTGTCGTGTTGAACGGCGTTCCGCCGGCGGCCGTACAGGTGCCGCTCGTACCGGGGGTAGTGGCGGTCATGGTGATGGTGGTCGTCGCCGTGGCCACGAGATCGCCCGAGCCGTACCGCTGCTCGATCTTCTCCCACTCGTGGATGACCACGCCGTCCCAGATGCCCAGCGCGCCGCTAAAGAGCGGATTCGTGTTGTCACGCGGCCCGGCGTTCTGCTGGGCTGCGATCCAGGCGGTGTCGGCCTTCAGCGCCTTGGCCTGCAAAGGGCTGATGAGCATGACGTAAAACGGCTTGCCGCCGACCATGACCGGCTTGACAACCGGCTCGGTCAGCTGGGCCATGCGTTTGACCGTGCTGATGACGTTGGTGCCGAACAGCTGATCGGTGACGGTCGCACTGTCCAGCAGATGGGCGTCCGTGGCAAAGTTGTAGGTCGTTCCGCCGTAGACGGCCATCACGCCGGCCGAGGTCTGTCCGCCGACCCACTTCCGCGACGGGGCGACGGCCGCAATGTTTCCGTCCGCGCTCGCCAGGCCGCTCAGGGCCGCGACGGCGTAGTCGTCGATGAGGTTCGCGCCCCACGGCCCAAGGGCCTTGCGGGCCTCGTCGGCCGCGTTGTACACGCTGCGCCGGTCGGCCAACTGACCGCCGCCGCTGACGGCGTGACGGAACTGCTTCAACGTCAGTTCCATCTCGTAGCCAACCAGGGCCTCTTCGTTGCCGGCCATGGTCTCGCCTTCGACCTTGGCCGTGTTGGTCAGCGCACCGATCATGGTCATCTTGACCACGGTGCCCTTCGTGCCCTTGAAGTTGTTCTTCACGACCACGATGGCGTTCGGGTCGCTGCTGACCTCCAGGCCGTTGAGCTTGCTGCTGCGGTCCATCGTGCCGATGAAGTGGCTGCCGATGAAGCTCTCGAACCGGGGATATGCCCACATGCGCTTGTCCCACTCACGCAGAGCGGTCGCATACGGTGCGGCTTGTGATTCGGTGAACGTGCTATTGGCCATGATTCATTTCTCCCGCTCATTCGGGCGGATCTGGGACCAGCAGGTCCAAGTTCTCCCGAACGGCCTTTTCGATAGTGACCGAGCCAGCCCTGCGCTGTTGCCCGGCGCTGCCCTGCGGCTTGACGCCGCCCTTGACCTTGCCCAGAAGTTCAGCCGTCTTGGCCGCTTCAGCCCGCGCCCGAATGGTCGGAACGTAGGCCAGCGACAGTTCGTAGTACTCGCGTGCCGGATCGTCCGACTCTGACGCCGCCCGTGCCAGGTGCGGCTTGTTCGCGGCCAACCAGGCCGCTCCTTCGCGGATCACCGTTGCCACGTCCAGCCCTTTGGGTGCCGTCGAATCGACTTCCGCCATGAGCTTCTCGAAGCGTCGCTGGTTCTGTTCGGCCCGTACCTTCTCGGCTTTGGTCGCCTCTTGCTTCTGCCGCTGCTCGTCCTTCTTCTGCTGCTTCCGTTCCTGCCACTCCCGGTGCTGCCTGATCTGCCCGGCCGTCAACGGCTCGTCCTCGTCCAGCCCTGCCAGCGGGTCGGGGTCGTTGTCCTCGTCGTCCCGGCGCCGTCGGTCTTCGCGGCCGTCCTCGTCGCGGTCCTCGCCCTCGGCCTGTCGGTTTCGCCTGCGCGTCTCAATCAGGTCGCGGATTACCCCGCGATGAGCCGTCGTCCGTTCGATCACGTCCTGTGGAATGTCGTCGGGGTTCACCTTCGCCCAGTCGATCGCGCCAGTGGCCTTCTGTTCCTCCTGTTCGTCGGCCTCTGCTTCGCTGTCTTCCTCGCTTCCGGTGTCCTCCGACTCCTCCTGCTGTTCCGTGTCGTCCGGGACCTCCAACTCCTTGTGCTCCGCGGCCTCGACTTCATTCGTCTCGGCCGTCTCTTCCGGCTGTTCTCCTTCGGCCGGCACTGCTGGAATCAGGCTTTCCAGGTTCGTGGCATCCATCACTGCTACCTTCTCTTCCTCCGCTGTTGGTCAGGTCGCGGGCACCCGTGTACTGCGTTCCCGAGTATTTCGCCGCTCGGTTCGGCGAACGCCCGTCAGGGCGGTTGCACACAAGGACCGGCCAAATAGAAAGAGCCACTGATCGCCGCCCCGTCGGGCGCCTATTCAGCCGGTATGATGTCGTGAGGCTTGTTTACTGCATCCTCCAGTTCAATTCAGTTCCTCTGCAACTCGCGCCGCTTCTTCAGCGCCTCCATCTCGGTCGCGTAGTCCATCGCCCGGCGCCGTTCGTCCACCGTGACGGCCCGCGTCTCGTCTACCGCACCCGCTTGCTCGTGGCACTTTGGGCACTCCAGGTCCACATTTGCCTGGCCGACGTTCGGCATCACCGCCTGCCACTTGTGCCCGCACTTGCCGCACACCGCCCAAAAGGTCATCCACCGCAGGTTAAACTGGTGTCGCCTCTTGCGTGCCGGGGTCATTTTCATCCTGCCGCTCCTGCGGCCAGTTGCCCTTGTGCCTGGGCCAGCCGCTGCTTGACCTTCTCCTTGTCCGGCATGTCGCTCAGGTCGATGAGCACGTCCGGCGGAACAGACACTCCCATTTGCACCAGCTGGGCCGCCTGGTCGAAGTTCGCTTCACGCACGGTCGGCCGATTCGGGCTGTCGGCCACGACTACCCCGTATTCCCCGACGTGCCAATCGTTCATCGCGTCCAGGTGTACAACCGTGCGGCCACTGGCCGGGTCCACGTCCATGAAATCTACAAGGTGCTGATCCTCGACAATGGCCCCGATCTCCTCGTCGCTGTAGATGTCGGTGAACCGTATGACGTTCAACAGCAACTCGCCCAGCGTGTTCACGCTGCGGGCGAAGTTGTCGCTCATGATCTCCGTGGCGACCAGCCCGGCTTCCTGGCGAATCAGCCGCGCCCGGCCGCTTTCGCTGTCGTTCGGCTTCGTGCCCATCAGGTCGCTGTTGATCCCGCTGACCTCGGGAATGTCCCGGTCGGCCCGCTCCGCCAGCGTCATCAGGCCGGCAGGCATCGCGGCCGGCTCCAGCCGTTCCGCCTTGCCACCGTACTTGCTCTCGTCGATGACCACTCCCGGCATGGACCCATGCCGCTCCAGCTTGTGCATGTCCTCCGGGTTCGACGACTCGCGGGCAATCTTCCATCCCTGGTTGGCTCCCTGGCTGACCGCGTGCATGAACTGGCTGCGGGTCTTGTTCTTCACCCGCTGCGGGTCTTTCAGGTTGTCGATTACGCCCATCACATGGCCGTCCAGCCAGCGCGGCGCGAACCGGATGAACGGAAACATGGTGATGTGGCCGAGCGGATCGTCCTTCTCTTCCAACACCACTTCGCCAATCTTCGTGATGCGGTGCAATCTCGGCATCAGCCGTGAAATAAGCCGGTACTCCTGAGTCACGTTCCCGTCGATGGCCTGCCGCAACCCCTGCGCCTTGGCAT